GGATAATTACTCTCAATCGGTTCTGTAACTAAATTCCAAATATCACCACTTAATTCATAAACAAAGATAGGATAGTCTCCCGTTACTAAATCACCAGACACTATATCGTCAGCACCACGATTCTTTTTTATGGCCTTTGCACCAGTTCCATTCCAATTTAAAGTTGATGCAGCAGTGTTAGTATTAACAATTCTTGTTCTAACTGTTAAACCATCAAATATTTTACTTGGTGCTTTGAATGGACTAATGGGACTTAATATATAAACATTTGCCGAACCAGTTTGTACATAAAAATTACCAACACCAGCATAATTGCTTATGCCTTTAGATAACTGGTATGGATCAGGTTCACTAAGTGTTTGGTCGCTACTTACAACAGTATTTTTTGATTCATCATAGAATGAATTAAATTCGGCTGGTATATAATCGTCACCATTACTCTTGTTTGGGATATCTCTCATTATTAAAACCTCTTTTAAATTAATGGTTCAATAATATAAGAAATTTAGGTAAAAATCAAGAGTTATCCACAGCTTATCCACAGACTTATCCACAGACACTTAACTGTCAGCGTATCGCCATATAATCTGTACATTTGCCGGTCTTAATTTTAAAAACAAGCATTGGATAAAAGCGGTTGGAATTGATCCAAATTTAAATGGCCAAACCATAGGAAATACATTCTCAGGCTTATCTATGCCTACAAAAGTCACTATCATGGTGAATTTAGCAGCTTTAGAACCAAAAATTATTGGAAAAATCATAGGAAAAACACTTTTATACTTGCTGCCGCTTTCTATAGTTACTTCAATATCAAAAAATGCTGCCAGATCAATAAAGTCCTGTCTATTGGTTAAATTCATGCGTGCCAATTTGGCAATAGCATATTGTCGGCGTTCATCAAGCGTTTTATTGTATGGATCAAAACAATCATCTGGAATGCCTAACACCTTTTCCCAATCAGTAATAAATTCCACAGTCCTAGATAAATCATGCTCATCTACAACTTCGACAATCTTTTCCTCTGCCCTGGTAACTTCTTCTGCCAAGGCATTAAGTAATTTTTTAATGTTTGAATCTTGAATATTTTTGCCTTTATATAACTCGCCACCAGGCAAATAATCAGCTAATGTTTGTGAATTTACAGCCGGAGAATTGGCTATAATAATATTTTGTGGTGGATTTGGTATATAATCGTTCATCATTTACCTTAAAAAGTTACTGTTCCTAATATTCCAAGCTCATTCAAAGCAATTGCAATATCCCCAATAGGTGAACTTAAGATAAATGATTTCAATGGTTGCCCAGAATTTGGATCAACGGTTTGGAAAATTATTGCCCTATAACCGTCCTCTCTAATATTAAATCCAACATCAACACTTTCCTTAAAAAATTGCTTTAAATTCTCAAAAAGCGCATCTCGCATTGTACTTGTATCTGGCTCAATAGCCGTAAATGCAAAATCAACAGTAAGTGGTGTAGGAGCACTAATATGCAAGTCATTTACAACATCCATATTAGCCGGCGCAATTAATTCTATTATATCTCTTACATCCTGCACTTCTTGCGGATCAGGCAAAATATCTGTTCCATATCCGCTCCCGTCATTATCTCTAACAAAATAGACGGAAGTATCGCCTACCCCAGGAGTAATTGGCTGCACCCAGCCGCGCGTAACTCCAGGCACTGTTTTAGCTACTCGAATAATATCGGCAGCATTAAAATTAGATATTGGATTTTGGTACGCTTCTTGTATTCGTTTTGAGAAATCGTCATCACTTTCTATATCTGCACCGCCAGATATTTCAGGAAATTGCACAGTAGCAGTTGCATTAACTCCTGAAATTGCAATAGCAAAAGTTAAAATGTCGCCACTTGCAGCATTTGCATTTTCGCCAAAAGTTTGCGATCTAACATTTACACTTGCAAATATCGCTGTACTTTTAATATTAGCTCCTCCATCAGGAGTGGGTGGTGTTGTGTTAATTTCATAGGTATAAATTAATTCTGAAATGACTGACGTCACAGGAGCGGTTACATTATACTCAGGATTAACCGCATTGCTTATTGTCTGCGATAATCCAACCACATAATGATGCGGAGTATCAGCTGGCATTGTAACTGTTACTGTTGATCCAGCTCTTGTTAAAGTTGCAACATCTGTCGCCTGACTTGAGATCGTTTTATTTTCTTGTGTTTCATAAACAACATCAGCCTGATTTGACAATAGAGATGCAATAGGAACAATTGATCCATCTATACCTGTAGCAGTAATTAAGCCAGCCGCTGTTGTTGCTGGATTTCTATTAATACCCTTAAAATTGCCCCATCTATCTAAAAATTCACCAATCGCCGTGTCAGGAAATAATTGTCTAAAAGCTAATTGAAGAAATTTATATAAATCAAAATCACGACCAGCTATACCAGAAATCAAAGCATCAATCCATGACTCTTTTAAAAAAGGATTGGATTGTGGTAATGCATTTTGTACATCTGTCCTTATTCTATCTGCGATTTCTTTTCTAGTTGTTGATACTGTAATTGGCATAATTAAACCTCTGTAAATGTATTATTCCATAAATCATAACTTAATGTGAATGTTTTATTGTTAAATCGTACAAATGTTATTAATAATATAAGATTTATTAAATTATCATATTGCCCATCAACAGTTATTTGTTCTGCATAGCCATCATCAACCATCCATTGTAAAGCGTCTTGAGTGTAATTAATTGCACGACTAAGTGTGCTTTGTGTTGCTCTAGCCTGTGCTAACAACCATAATTTTGATCCAGTTTCAAAGTTATCATAATCGCTTGTTTCATTACCCCACCATCCGCGACGAAATTGTGGTGCAATTACCTCAGCTTCATTGGCACGCCTTTCACACATTAACGAGATTAAAATAGCATTATTAAATCCATTCTCTAAGACAAAATCACCTCTAGAATCAAAGTCTATATCCCAATAACCCTTGGTATCATTTAATTTTATATCAATAGGATCGCTCATTTTTTACCCATCTTTTAAGACTTCCCAGTCATCAGCCAAATAATTAGCAATATCAGAAGTCAACCATTCATAATCGATACTATTTCCTTCTTCTAAAAAAATAATATAAATGTTATCCATATCGGTATATAAGTGTTCGCCTTCACTCCAACCAGAACGTCTTACTTTTTCTCCAGTTTTTAATGCATTTGCAGCTTCTAAAAAATTCATAAATCCTCCTCAAATTGATGTGTTATCACCTGATCCGGTAATTGTGCCAGTATCGCTACCAACAGTTACCTCGTCGCCTAATCTTGCTATCTTAGCGCCACCTACTCCCAAATTAGTTTCAACAGCATCTATATTAACCTTAGTTGCCTTTATATTTAACTCTCCTGGCGCATTAATCTCTATGTTACCATCTTTATCAAATTTAATAAATGCTCTGCTTTTAGGATTTCCTACTACAACCTCGCCTGCTTCTAGTTTATCAAAACGATCAGCCTGTGAAAATCCAATACATACCGGATTATCTTCTTGACCTAAAACATTCCATATCAAAACTTTTGTATTTAATGGTAAATTAGCATTTAATCCATAAGGACTAATAACGGCCATAACAGTAGCAGAACCAAAAGATGTTATTTGTGCATTGCATCTTTTAGCAGAATCATTGCCAACTAATGAAACATAACCATATTTTATACCATTACAAATTTTATTATATATTCTTCTTATCATTATATTCTACCTATGTAAAAATATTTAAATCATCTTCGGCATTAGCTTCAGTAGATTTCTCTAATTTAGCTAATTCCAAAGAAAATGCATTCTTTTGTACTAATTCTAAATCTACCTCACTACCTACAGATAAATTGTACCGATATGTTACACTATTTATTAACAGTTCATTATCTCCGTCTCCAAAAATATCTTGTACATCCACCAAATAGTTAGGTTTCCATATTTCTTTAGGATCATCTGGTGGAGTATGTAAACCTACCGTATATAAATATTTTTTAGCTTGGGTCTGTCTAAAATTAGCCTCCCATTTAGCACGATCTTTTAAGGTAGGTTGATTGCAACTAACCTCAGAAATAAAATTATAAATTCTTGATTTTCTATTAACAGTATCATCTATTGCTTGCTGTGTTGGATTAGTAGAATCATCATTTCCAAGAATTGCAAGAGCCACATTAGAACTATCACTAGCCATACTTTTAACTATATATTTATAAAACTTTTTAGATGCATCAATAGCTAATGATCCTTTTTTTATAGTATTCTTAGTCTTTGGATTAGTCGATAAAACCGTTTTAAACTTATTTGTCGTAATTGCGCGTGAAAACAATATATTTCCATCGCCATCAGTAGTCAGTAATACTTGGCTTTTTTTAGCATATTCTTCTAATATATCAAAATAAGAAGTTCCATAAGGAAAACTTGCTATGTCAGATGCAGCCAAAGGTTTGATTGTTAATCCTTCTTGCACTTTTATTTTTATATCAGTTATTCCCAAAAGCTTTAAAATCTCTTTCGCTATTTTTACTAGCGATGTTGGTGCTACCAAAGTAAAAGTTTCGCAAGTACTATCTATAATGTCGGCGGTTTTATCGCGTCCGGTAATTGTAAATGTATGACTGTCAGGATTGGCAGAATAATCAATGTTAATACTTTCTACATAACCTGTTAATATCGGTTGTTCATTAACTAAAATTTTAACTTTACTATTAATTTTAACTGGCCAATCTGTTTTTAAATTTTTAGTAGCAACTTTATCAGGCGGATCAGTTAAATCAATTGGAGCGGCTTGGATAGTAAAACTACCGCTAAAATTTTCCATTGAGCGTATTACTTCTATACTTTCAAAGCCTACGTATTCTCCAGCATTAGGCTCATCAATTTCAACCGTAATAGCCATAATTAAACCGATAATATTTGTACTTCACCGTCTACCAGCGAAGGATTGTAAATTTGATTTAAATCTATTACATCATTGTAATTGTCCGTATTTCCATAATATTGGTAAGCCAAAATAGTTACAGGCATTGGAGCAGTTTGAATGGTTGTTACTTTTGGAATAATAATGCGTAAAGCATTAAAATATTTACGCAACTCATTACGCTGCGTTTCCAATATCTGGTTCAATTCTTCTGATAAAATATTATTTGGATTATTTAATAGGTCGTTATAGGCCTTATCTAATTTATCAATAATATCATCTAATTGTAATGTATTTTTATATTCGATGTTAATCGCCGCCCTGCTCATATTGTTTACAGCCATTGCATTAATTGCTCCATTCAATATGCCACGATCTGTATTACGCTGTTGCAATTCAATAGTCTTATCACTAATAGTATCGTTATCAATTAATGGATCAAATAATTGGCTATTTGCATAAAATCCAA